TTTTGTTTGTGGTTTGTGGTCTGGCTAATTGTTAGGGGTTTGTATTTATCCCTTGCAATTTGTTACCTTGTTGCCTTGTGTTTGCTGGATAGAATGTTATAAGGAGATAAAGTACGAAGGGAGAAAAATTAAGTATGATAATAACAAGTTTTTTAAAAATAAGTTACTATTTAATTAAGTTACGAAACAAAAAATATATATTTGCGTAACAATATAAAAAATATGAAAAGAATATCTTCAAAAATGTTTATTTATTCATTGAATGACTCTGATGGAAATGTATTTTATATAGGTCGATCAAAAGACCCATATGTTGGAATGTTAAATCATGTATCAAAGTGTTATTTATTAAAAACGAAAAAAGATGAAATTATTAATGAAATGTGTAAAAAATATGTTTTACCAAAAATAAATATTTTAGAAGAAATAGATGTCGATTTAAATAATAAAAAATCTATATTTAATGTAAGCGATAGAGAATCATACTGGATAAGCACATTCCCTGATTTAAAAATTCAAAAAAGAATAAAATTGAAAACACAAGAATTAACAGATAGATGCCCATTTTGTATTTATTGTGGCGAAAGGATGCAAATTGGAACAGCAAAAAAGAAATTTTGTTCAGATAAGTGCAGAGTTTATTTTAATAGAGAGCACCCAAAGGGGAATACTGTTTCTCCGTTAGAATTAGCCTCAAAACGGGAGGATGTTCCAAATAAAGTACAATTGGCTCAAAAAGAAAGAAAAGTGTCAGAAATGGAGCCTAAAGAAGGAAGTTTAGCATGGTTCATAAAAAATTCGTAAATTAGCGGTATGGCAAAGTTACAAGCAATGAAAAATGATCCAGAAATTCCTGTTAATAATAGGGATTTTTTGGTTAATTGGTATAAAAATAGAGTAATACCTGATAAAAATATTCAAGCTGCTTTTGATAAGGATAAGCCATTATTAATGGATAAAATTAATAATTATCCTGCTACAAAGATAGTTGATTCATTTAGTAGCGGTAATAGTGGTAAATCAAATTATGTAAATGGTCAATATGATCCAATTAACAAGTTGATTTTGATGAAAAAAGACGCACCATCATGGGTTGAAACACATGAGGGGAATCATGCAATTAATGATATTGATAGTTACACAAGAACTGTTCATAATGATATTATAAATAATGAAATAATTCCTAAAAAACAAGCGCAAGGTGTTTATAAGGATAAATATGAATATTTTACTAATCCAGATGAAGTTCATTCAAGAATAATGGTACTGAGACAGGCTGCCGGTATTAAGCCAGATCAAGTTGTTACTCCAGAATATTTAGATGATTTTATGAAAAATTACAAATGGGATAATTCAAATATAAATGATTTGTTAAATTTATCAAAAGGCAAAGAGGGTTTATTAAATATGTTAAATTATATGGCTGCAAATAAATTAAAAAATAATTCATCATGGGTTTAGACATAATGAAACAAATACAAAATACAGATCCTGTATTAAAATACACCCTTCCGGATGTAACAGTTAAATCAACAAAGCCTAGCTGGTATGGGAGTCATCATGTAAATTCAAGATTAATTAATAATGATACCGGAGAAATTACTTATGTAAGAGATCCTGGTAATGATTATGTATTAAAAAGAACAGTTACACCGCATAAAACTGAAGAAGATATTAGAAGATATACTAAGGCTCCTGCATCAGTTAATGATATAGATTTTATAAACAATATGGGCTTAAAAACAAATGACATTAATTTAATAGATAATAAAATTAATACACCATTTAATGTTGCAAGGTTCTTATTTGAACCACATGTTGATAGTCATAGAATTGAAGCTGAAGGATTAATTCCAAAAGGAACAGAACAATCCAAAGATCAATATAGAAACAATATGCTAGCTAGTGTTTATAAATATTATATGTTAAAAAATAATGGTGATAGGGATTTAGCATGGAATGATGCACAAAAATTTGCAAAGAAAGAAATTGATCCACTTCTTGAAGGATCTGTATATAATAATAGATTTAGTCCAAATAAACCTGATTATAATACGCCTGGTGGTTCAACATTGACTAGTATTGTAGATAATGATTATTTAAATAATTTAATAGATAGCAAACTAACAAAACAATTTAATCCAAATCTTATTTCTGATATAGAAAGAAGGAAACAAATGCCAGATAGCGAAATTAAGAATTATGCAATAGATTGGCTTACAAAGTATAAAAAAATGCCATTAAATGAAGCTGAAATGTATTATAAATCATTAGAAGATAATGCAAATAAGCGTTATGAAGAAAATTATCCTTTATTTGAAAGAGAATATGGCAAGCCTGTGTCTAATTTAATAAATATAATGAAAAAATGAGCAAATTAAAAATGATGAAACGAGCAGATGGATCATATTCACCTCGTGGATTATGGGATAATATTCGTGCGGCTGCCGGTTCAGGTAAAAAGCCTACTGCTGAAATGTTAAAGCAAGAAAAAAAAATTAAAGCACAAGAAAAAAAATAAATATGGCATCAGAAGCTTGGCAACGTAAAGAAGGTAAAAATCCGGAAGGTGGATTAAACCAAAAAGGTCGCGATTCGTATAATCATACACATGGTGGTCATTTAAAAGCACCTGTAAAGTCTGGAACTAACCCTCGTAGGGTATCTTTTGCGGCAAGATTTGCCGGCATTAGTGGGGCTATGAAGAAGCCAAATGGTGAACCAACTAGAAAAGCGTTAGCTCTTAAAGCATGGGGTTTTGGAAGCGTTGAGGCAGCAAGAAAATTTGCTAATGCACATAAAAAATCGTAATTTAGCTAAAATATATAAAAATGTCTGAACAAAATTTTTCGCATTTCGTATCTTATTTAAAAGATTCTTTTGAACAATCTGTAGTTTGGCACCATCAAACTGAATCTTATGCTGTTCATAAAGCATTAGGTAATTTTTATGATGAAATAGTTGAACTAACAGATGGATTAGTAGAAAGTGTTAGTGGAATATATGGAAGGCCAACTAAATATGATTTAGATAGCCCAGTTGATTATAAAAATCCAGAACAAGTTGTAAAATACTTTAAGGATATGTATGATATAATTCAAGAATATAGAGAAAAAATTTATAAAGAAACTTGGATTCAAAATCAAGTTGATGAAATATCAACATTATTTGCAGAAACATTATATTTATTAAGCTTAAAATAGTTTTTATGGCTTTAAGTTCAATGAAAAAGGATGATAAACCAATTCATCCTCAGGTACAAGAAAAAATTGATTATATAAATAGCCCTATTTATAAAAGAAGGCTTATTGAATTAGGTCAACCTAAAGAAACAGTTGATAAATTAATAAAAGATAGAATTAATTTTCTAAAAAAAACTAAGATAGAATACAATTCTCCTAACTTAAGTGATTCACAACTTGCATTAGCAGAAAATGTAAAAGATGCTCCAAGAATATCAATGCGAAAACCAGATAATCCAAAATATTTAAGTGGTAGTGGATTAGCTCATGAAATAGGGCATCTAACTTCTGGTTTAGGCCCTGCTAATGTTGAATTTGGTAATTCATTTGAATATGAACCAATAAAAAATGAAAGTGGATATGGCTATAATATACCCGAATCAAGAAAAAAGTTTAATAATCTTATAAGTAGTGGTACAACAGTTTCTATGTCACCAAAAGAAAAATTATTTTTTGATTTGCAAAATAAAAATTTAAATGAACTTCCTACAAAAGGATATGGTATTTATAAACAAACTGGAGGCAAATCTCTTAACGATTATTTTTATAATGATAAATTTTATAGTGATGCTTTCCCAGCTGGGACACATGTTGATTTAAATGAACAGACTAAATCAACAAGTTTGCCTAATTTTAATAATGATGATCTTATTCAAGTACCAACTCCATATAGATCACCAAAAGAAATATTAAATATTATTAACAATAAAGCTTATAGTGATGAATATTTATCAAAACCTCATAATGTGCATTTATATCAACAAGGTATTCCAATGAGGCGAATGAATACAACTGGAGATCCTTTTCAACCTGGATATATTTCACACACTTACAGCGCATTAGAAAATAAAGCAGATTTGGATGCAGTTAGGCATTTGCTTAAAAAATATAATTATACTCAAAATTTTGGTGATGATATTACTCCAGAATTATGGCAAAGAGCAATAAATGATAAAAGATTAAATCAAGATGATCAATTCAAAAGAATGAGAGAAAATTTTGATGATAAAGCTATTATTAATTTAAATAATAAAGTAGCTTATGAAAATAATTTGCCTAATGTAAGAATGCAATCAATGAATAATAATATACAATCTTAAAATATTAGTTACTGGTCAAGGATTTGAACCTTGAATGACAGAATCAAAATCTGTAGTGTTGCCAATTACACCAACCAGCATTGTTGTTATTTTTTGTTTTTATCAAATGGCTCATTACCGATATCGTAAGCAACTATGCCAGCAATAATCATTAATACAAATACAACTATATATATCATAATTTTAAAATTAAAATTCTTTAATATCTTCATTTCCTCCAGGTAATTGTGATGGTACTAATATTTCTCTACCTGCATCAGTTATTGGCCTAGCAAATAATCTTAATTTTTTACCTGTATTTGGACATAAAAAAGTTATTCCTGCATCTTGGTATGCTTTTAATACTATTTCCAATCCACCTTCTCCATCAGGACTTGCGCCTACTACATAAGGTTCATCATAATCAAATTGCATACAGAAATCGCATCCTTCTGTATATACTTGTATTTCTTTTGGTATTTCTGTTTTTTTCTTTGCCATTTTTTTTGTTATTTTATAATATTCCCCATTGATTTGCCATAGCATTTGCTATACCTTTAAATGTTTTACTTCTAAGCGTTCTTCTTTCGGCAGATGTTTTTGCCTGCTGCAGGGCTTCGTAATACCACATTGGTTGTTTTTTAGTCTTACCTGTTTTTCTATCTTTAAATTCAAAAAACTCTCCTTTAGAAACAATATTTGTTGGCTCTAATTTTGGAAGATTTTTTAACCATAAACAAGTTGACTTGCTAGCAGAATCACCAAACATGTATGGTTGTATTATTTGATCAGGCTTTCTTATGTTTGAAGATATAACACTAATAGGATTTTCTATTGCAATTCTATCTATATTTACATCCATAAGAGCCTGAACAAAATTTAATGCTTCTTTTTGATTGTTATATCTTTCTTCGTTAATAGAACCATCTTTATTATATAGCCATCTAGCTCCACTTACAGATAAATAAGTGCAAGGTGGATGTGCAATCATTAAATCCCAACCTTTATTTATTATTTCAAATACATTTTGTTGACAATGCCATTCAGGATGCCCACCTGAACAAGGCAATATATCGCAAGAATAAGCCTCATGTCCTGCTTCTCTGAAAGCTTTTGTTACTGCTTGACTTCTTCACATGCTATCAATACTTTCATATATTTTTATTTTTCGTTAATATCAACAATTTGAACTTCTTCTCCACTTAATATTGCATCTAATGTAGATTCAATCATATCTCTTTGCTGTGGAGTTAATAAAGCCACCTTTTCAATAATCGCAGGAACAGCAAATACATCGCTTTCTATTTCTGTTTTAATACCAATACGAACTTCATTTGTAAGAAATGGATTTGATATTAAATCACTAAATATCCAAGATATTTTGTCACTATATTTTTTAAACAATCTAGATCCTTGAGAATTAGGATATTGTCTGCAAAAATCTTCAAATTGCTCTTGAGCCATTTTTAAATTTTGAATAGCATTTATAATATTAGCACCATTATTAATTTCAGGACTCATTATTTATTAAAATTTGTATGTAAATCTTCTATTGTTTGTAAATATTCTCTTGCTTTTTGCACTTTTAATTCAATTCTATTAATATCATCTTCATTTCTTTCAATTGGAAATATTAATATTCTTTCTTTATCAGGTATATCACTAAATGTCATGTTAAATTCAAGTTTCAAGGCTTCTTTTACATATTCAACACTTTCTTCTGAAACAACATTCATTTTATAAAGTAATGATTTTTTTTCTTGTTCTACTATATTAAATGGAGTATCTAATAAACAAAATGCAACATATGCTTTTTTAGCACCTGTAAGGTACATATAAGACTGCATTTGCCAATAATATAAATTATCTATTTTATCAATTATATTACCAGTAAATGTCCATAAATCATAGCTAGATTTAACATCATAAATATAACAACCATCATTATCTAATGCAATTACATCAGGAGTACCAGATATATAATCATTATAATATTTTTGCTCATTCTTTACATACTTATCTTGATCTCCCCAAACATAATTACATAAAAAACGTATTGATTCATTTTCAACCTCATTACCCTTACGCATTTGCTTAGTTTGTATGTCTTTTTTACGACCATACTTTTCGGCAACATATACTTCAAGTAAATGTTTTTGTGCTGTTTTAGAAAGCAATCCTGCTTCTTTATCAGCTTTAGCAACTGGTTCAGTCATTAAATAACCAACTGAGCTTGATCTAATTTTTGTTTCATTCCATTTCATAATTTACAGCGTTTTAAGTTTATTATTATAGTATTCTAGTAATTCTGGATTATTTTTACTCATTAATTCCCAAGCCTTTAACTCTTCTTTATTTTTACATAAATCAATAAATGACTTTGTTTTTTCGGTCATTGTTTGTTTTGATTGAGTAGGTATTACTTCATTTTTACTTATAGAACCGCCTATGATCTTATATAATGACTCTCCAGGTTCTTCATAAAGCTCTTTTTGCCTAGCTACATTTACAGCATGGTATTCTTCAACTAATTCCCTTGCGGCATTTAATGCCTTAGTAGCAGATTCACCTTGATTAAGCGCAAATTCAACACCAATTTTTTCAGAAGAATAATTACCTAAATTAAAAGTTCGCGTATAACTTATGGTTTGTATGTGCATAATACTTATTTTACTCTTGTTACTATAGTTTTTTCATCAATAAACTTTATTTTAAAAACCTTATTTTCATGTCCTTTTTTCTTTTTAAGATTTGAAACCATAACCATTACTGATGTATATGGATTATCTAATCTAATATTTTCTCCTAATGTTAGTTCAGCAACCTTGCTTGAAACTGAATCTGGGCTAATATTTCTTGCCATTTTTGTATATTTTTTGTAAAATTAATTTAATTAATTTAATTAACCAAAATTAATTTAATTAAACCTCCCAGTATAGAAATACAGGAGGGTATTTACTATAAAAAACCACCAAACCAATGATTACTTCTGTAAAATTAATTAAATTTATTTTTTACTAAGTTCAACTTTGCTCTATATTCTAAAATCAAAGCCTTAAGCTCATCCCTTGTTGGTCTAACTGTTTGCCTAGCTGTTTCTCTAAGATATTCAACTAATGCTCCATTTTCTTCATGTAATTTGTTTTCAAATTCTTCAATATTACCAGTTTTAAAGTAATTACATTCCATACATTGTGGTCTGCAATTTGACTCCATCCATCTTGTTCCTAAATTTGATCTTCCCATAAAATGGCCACATTGAATATCAACAATAGGATGCTTATTACTACAAGTATAACATTCAACAATGCCTTCTTTATTTGCATGTTTATTTCTAATATACTGGCTAAAAACATGGTCTAAATCTTGTACTAAATTTTTAAAACTTTCAGAATCATCTTCAAACTCTTCTAATCTTTTTTGTGTAGAAGCAATTGTAGCACATTGTTTGCACATCTTTTTAGAAAAATGATAGTCAATATTACCACAATTAATACAACGTTTTTTCTTAACTATTATTGTTGAATTTCTCATATTTTTTCAAGTACATTTTTTACATTAGCCCAATAAAATAATTCATCAGGATCATTTTTAAATAATTCTATTTGATTTTGAACATGTGATATAGCATCTTTTTTTGCTTTTACTAATCTATTTTCAAAATCAGTAATTCTATCTTTTAAAAAAAAGTTTGTATATATTTTTATTGCCTTTGTTTGGTAAGCTTCCATATTAAAATGCTATTATTACGCCTTCTTTCTTTTTATTTTTTGATGCTCTATTAGCTAATACTGAACAATGTTTGCACTGATAATATCTACCATATAAAGCATCATTATCTTTAGCAAATTCAGCTATTGGTTTTTCTATCTTGCATGTTGAGCATTTCTTTGTTACTTTTAATTCCTTTTTCATTTAATTTGTGTAGTTTATTGTTTATGAATCTAAATTTTCCAATATATTCTCCTTTTTTTGTAACCTCAATTACCATATCTAATCTCTTAGCCATATCGTATATTAATTCTCTATTTTCAATCATAATTGACTTTTAATTATTCTATTTATAATTTCTTTTACTATTTCCCAAATTAATATAATGATTATTATATTCATAGGTTATTTGTTTTGGTTATTTAAGTGTACAAACGCACTCTCATAATAGTGTTTAGATGCTTCTTTTCTACCTTCAATATCTAATTCAGGGTTTAAAGCACCTATGTTAATACCACGATGA